GATCGATCCGAGCAAATGCTTCTCGGCTTCCTCGTTTGAATATCGGATTGCGGAGCTCACTTGGCACCTCCCTGCTTCAGCAAACGGGCCTCCAGCTCACGCTGGTAGGCATCCCGCTTCTCTTTTTCCGACATCTGGCGCTCCGCAGCCATTTTCGCTGGCGACGCGACCACAGGGCTCGCAGGCGCGTTAAACCGCTCGAAGTTCATCTTCCAAGTCCGGGCCGCCGCCTTCCAGTCCTTCATCTTCGTCCGACCAAGCATCCAACCGCGGGCCGCGTGGTGATTCACGAAAGCCTCGGCCTGCTGCTGCGACGCTCCGTTCAGACCAAGAGCCTTGAAGTAGCCTTCAGCCTCATCGAGCCTCGGTGGCGAGAACCGCCTCGGTGGCGCGTCCAGCAAAAGGGGGTCGGCGACACTGGGGGTTTTGTCACTGCATTTTGTTCCTACGGTTGATGTGGTTCTTCCATCAGTAGCCACTTCCCCTTCTTGTATTTTTTTCTTTTGTTCTCCAGAACTATTTGAAGAAGTCTTTGTACCTATATAGGGAGTCTCTCGTTTTGATAGAATGGGTTGATCAATTTGATCATCACATGATTCTATCAATCTGATAGAATGGGTGCGCCTATCGATCCTTTCTTCAAGCACCTCGATAGCATCCCAGTCGATTCGATAATAGCACCTGCGGTTGAACTTCTCCGGCTGGCATGTGATGAGCAGTCCGCGCTCCTTCAATTCAGCCATGACGCGGTTCAGTGTCGGGACGCTCAGAAACGGGAAATACTGAGCCTGCCATTCATCTATCGAATTAAAAACCCAAAGCTCACCATCGATGACGCGCCCTGTTCGTGGCTGCTGAAGGAGGTAGGCTATCTGCTGGAGCACGAGCGCCTCATTGACCCCGATTTCAACTGCGAGTTGAGGGAGAAGGAGGAGCGGGGTCTCCCCTCCGATTGTGCGAAAGCGGCTCATAGCGTTGCCTCCCCGAAAAGAAACACCATCCTATCCTCGTGAACATCTGCATTCCTCTCGATGCGGGTGGCCGGAAAGACCACGAACCCCGCCTCCTTCATGCGCTCATGCGCCCGGGCTATCAGTGCCGTGACACGCTCGGTCGAGTCGATTTGTATTTCGTAGCTCTCGCAAAAGTTCACAAAGTCGCAAGCATGTTCAGCGCGGGTGAAAAACGGGAAGGGAGACATGCAGTATTTATCCATTATCCCAATTATTTCCTCAGTGGTCAGCGGACACACCGAGCTATTCAAGATTTCAGTTTTCATAAGCAATAAAACGGCCCATCAAGGAAATCGGTCGGAGAGAGAATTTCACAGGCGGCGTGTCTCCACGCTCTTTGGGTTCTCCGCCCGACTTCCTAGATGGGCCAAAATGTTACTCGAATTGATGTTATCCCGTGCGGTTTCTCAGGCCGATCGATTGCTCGATGGGCGATGAATTGCAGAACAAAACTTTCACGTCAACGATTATTTTCGTTGCACTTCTTTCCGATAAATGATGAAAACAGCTCGCTCGACGACAAGTTCGCGAGCAGCTTACACTGACAAAAACAAAACAATGACACTGATCAAAACATCCACCCCCGACAGCCAGATAACGCTGTCTGAATCAGCCGCGGAAGCGAAGAAAACGCTCACCATGGCTTCGTCTGAAATCACCGAGGTAAAATCCCCGGAAGAGTCCACCGCGGCGAAAGCCGTGATCGCGAGAATCGACACCCACATGAAGGACTTCGAGAAAGCGCGGGTCGCTGCAAAAGCGCCGTTCCTCGAAATCTGCCAGAAGCTCGACGCACTCAGCAGGGAGCATGTGGCATCGCTGGACTCGGAACGGAAGCGGCTCAGCCGAATCGCAGCAGGGTTCGACGCCGAACAACTTCGAAAAGCGCAGGAGGAGGCGGCAGCGGCGCAGCGAAAGGCCGAGGAAGAAGAGCGCGAGCGGCGGAAGGCAATCGCTGAAGCTGAGAAAAAGCAGCGTGAGGCCGAGCAGTCCGGAGACGAGGCGGCAAAGCTGGAGGCGGAGATCCTCGCGGAAACCGCCAATGAGGCACCAGCGAAAGCCGTGGTCGTCGCCCCGATTCCAGAACATCTGGAGGGCATCCGGATGAAGACGGAGATCACCGTCACGGACATCAAGGCGCTCTACGCTGCGCATCCGATGTTCGTGCGGCTTGAACCTGATCTGCGGATGATCCGCGCTGCGATCGACTCCGGGCAAACACTACCTGGGGTCAAGGTTGAGAGAGTTCCCGATGTCGCGAAGAGGAGGGGCGTATGAGCGAAAAACGAGACAACAGCGGATCGTCGTTCCCGAACGACAGACGCCGCGAAGGGAAGAACGACCCGAACATCACAGGTTCCGTCATGATCGACGGGGAAGAATACTGGATGGACACGTGGGTCAAGAACCACCCCAAGCAGCCCAACCACGACCCTTCGAAGAAGACCTGGTATTCGCACAGCTTCCGAAAGAAAGACTCACAGCGACAAGCTCGCCAACCACAACAACGCCGACAATCGGCACCACCTCCACCACCACCATCCGATAACGATGGAGGACTCCACCCGGACGAACAAACCTGGCAATAACACACCATGAACGAACAATACACACTCGAAACAATCGCAACCATCAGCGAGAAACTTGCCCGAAGCGGCTTGATGGGAGGAAAAACGTCACCGGACGCGGTCTTTGGACTGATGCTCCTGTGCCAGAGCGAAGGCATGACGCCGATCTCTGCCATGAAGCGATACCACGTCATCGAGGGCAAGCCCTCTATGCGCGCAGACGCCATGCTTGCGGAGTTCCTCAACGACGGCGGCCGCGTCATCTTTCACATCCGCGATGATGACATGGTGGGCGCTACGTTTATCTCGAAGACAGTGACGGTAGGGCAGGAGCACATCGACCGCGCCAACCAGCGGTTCCTTGCGGTGTGGAAGCTATGCTCAGCCCCGGCAGGGGAGCGCACGGGCCTCTACACGACCATTGCCAAGCTGTCGCACCCGGGCGAGGAAACCATCATCCGCACATTCGCTGACTGCGACGCCAAGGGGCTTACGGCGGGCAGCGACGGAAACCTGAAGAAGAACTGGGCGCAGTCACCGCGACAGATGCTCACCGCCCGCGTGATCACCGAGGGAATCCGACTGGTGGCACCACAGCTCGTCACCGGGGTCTATACGCCGGAGGAAATCAGCGATGAATCACCGCTTTCAGGGCTGGTGAAGAAGCAGACTGCCGAAGAGTTGCGGAAGGCCGCGCTCGACGAGACAGACCCCGAGAAGCGTCGTGAGCTGCTGGGTGCCGCTTCAGATATCGCGCACTCGGAGACGAAAGAGGCAGTGCTTGTGTTGGAGCAGGACGATATCCCGATGGGAGACGCGAAGCCCGCGAAGGCCAAGCAGATCAAACAGCAGGAAACCGAACCCGCTCCGGACGTCGAGCCGCCGCTCCAGATCGGAGTTCCGTGGCAGGACTACGTGATCACCGAACTGAAGAACAAGCAGATGAACGGGCGAAAGCTCGGGACTCTGTCGAAGGCTGAGCTCGCAATGCTTCACCGCACGCGCTGCATGCCGTTCCTCAAGTCCGACAACGACAGGCTGCGCCTTGAGGCCGAGAAGATCCTTGAAGCATGTGAATCCTTCGCGCAATGAACAACGACGCAAACACTCCGGCAGTAAGGATCACCGCATCCGCAATCGAGGCGACCATTCTCATGTTTCTGTTCACGTGGGTCCTTGGGAAATACGGAGTCCGCGCGCCGAAGATTCCGATGTGGATGTCCGTATTCATTGCGTCCTTGTTCGAGGCATGGGCGAGTAGATGGGGATACCACCCAACGAAATTGTCAAACATGGTCCGACGCTCATTCCAGGGCTCTGTAATCATTGCGATCCTCGCGCTGATCGCAAAATGGGTCGGGATGCTATGACAACCAAGACGAAGCTGAGTGCAATCCGCGCGAAGTGCGTTGAGCTTTTGGCGATTGCTGAGAAGCGGACGCAAGGCCAATGGAAACGGCAGTCAATATATGGGACGGCTATTTTATGCGAGAATAGCAAGAATAACGGGAATATGGTTTGCGATTTGCCAGATTCAAGCCCTGAGTGCGATCAATTTTCACCTAATGCAGATTTTATTGCCTCATGCGCCGGACCCGCAGAGGCAGGATGGAAAGCTACGATTGCGGCGATTGATTCACTCGAAACAGTTGCGGAATGGCATCCAAGTGGTGCCGCTAAAAACGAAGAAGCCGCAGCGATTGACGCAATCATCGCCGCATGGGAGGGCCTGGCATGACCAAGCTGCTTCCCGGAGATCGCGTTTCGTTCATCCAGAACGGACGCAGACTGCGCGGCGTGATCGCCGATGCTTTGCGGATAAAAGTGCGCGGCGAGGAGCTGGAGCTGCCCGTGGTTCGGCCATCGCGAAGATCTGCTTCTCGCCCGCTCATGGAGCAGCAAAGTCCGCCGAAGCTGCGCTGGATCAAGCGGTCCCTGCTCAGGAAATTGCCAGTCAAGAAGGAGGGTGGAAAGGAGCAACAATGACAGAGAAAACTGCAACGCCCGACGAATTGGGAGCAGCGCCTTTTTCGCCAGTTTCGTGTCCGCTCTGCGACGGAGGCGGGCAAATCACAAATCCCGAGCATCCCGACCACCCAAAGAACACACACGACGGCCACGACGAAACGTGGTGCCTCGGCTGCGATGGCAGCGGTCTGCTTGAAGTAAAGCGAGGCGTCGTCATGCAGGGCAGATACGAGGGCGAAAGGCTCTCGCGGCTGAAAAGGTGGCGCGCGCAGGATGGTCCGCCGAACGACAAACACAGCGAACCCGCTGGAGAGAACCAATCAAAACCATGAGCGCTAAAGCCAAGAAAAAAGCCAAAACGAAGCGAGGAAAAGCGGGTTCGCCTGCTGTGCCGGGTTCTCGGTTTTGGGTGCTCGACACTGGAACCGAAGGCAGTTCAGCGAGCACGCTCCAAGCACACGGCCCGTTCCACACGCAAGACCGAGCCGAGCAGTGGATCAAAGACACATCCGCAGACTTCTGGCTGGAATCGTGTGGATGCCTACGAACTGTCGACCCTGAAAAATGGGGCGACGAACACATTATCGTGCAGGTGGTGCGCAAAGTGAAGCCAGTGCCGCCAAGCAGTGTGGTGATGACGCTGGTTGATACTGAGAACGCGGGCGATGAGCGACAGGCTCCGATCCAATCACCAACACCAACCGAAAACCAAAAGTCATGAACGAAGCAACTGACATCCGAACGCCTATAATCGAGGAGCCTGTTCGCTCCATGCCCTGTTCTGCGACTCCCGGCGGCGGGGATGAGTCGCGATGGGTGAGTGATGCTAAACTCGCGTGCAACGCACTGGTCTGGCAGTGGGGGCAAGAAACATTGACGCTCGCCCAAGCCGATGCGATGGCGCACGAGATATTGACAATGCTGATAACGCGACGCGGCGGGAGGTAGTCGCAGAACGATTCAGATCAGCGCACGGGCCGCGCTGATGACCGATAACACAACCAGCAGCCTACGGCCCGTTCGCTGCATCTGACTTGTTCGATTTCGATTTACCATGAAGACTACCGAAGAAGAAATCCTTGAGTTCGCGACCGCACAATGGGGCGCGAAAGACCTGCCAGCAATCGGCCTTAAAGTAGCCGAGGAAGCTGGTGAAGTGGCGGGTGCGCTCGTCAAAATACCGGAGCGCCGCGCAAAGTGGGAAGACCTCGACAAAGAGGTTGGAGACTTGCTGATAGTGCTCTCTCAAATCGCGGCAAAGCGTGGCTGGACGCTGTTCCAGCTTCGTGCCGCACGCTTCGAGCAAATCAAAGAGCGGGCGCTTGGTCGGGTTCCTTGCGCTGCGTGTGATCGTGGAGACTTCCAACTTGGGCACGCTGACGGCTGTAAATCGAACGCAGAAGTCAGCGACCCGACGGAGGAGGGTTCGCTGCACTGACTGGTTCGGCACATTCACCGATGAAAACGAAAGACCAACTCAAACCAAACTTCGGGCCAGCCTACGCCGCCGCTATGTATCCCGGCCTCGCGGCAATTTTCCACTGCCACGGCTACGCGCTCGCGTGCCACGGAAGCCTCGCCCGCGACTTCGACCTGATAGCTGTGCCGTGGGCTGAAACTGTGTCAGACCATGCGACGGTGCTGAAAGACGTGACGACGGAATACGCGCTGCGACTCACGGACGATGGCGAAATGAAAAACCACGGGCGAAAAGCCTACACGCTCTCATGCGGATTTGGTGAGTGCGCGATAGACCTGAGCTTTGTGTCGAACAAGGATTCTGCAACCGATTCACTCTAACCGTTCGTCTAATCAAAATCCGACCTACCCCTGCACGTTCGCCGCGCTGGTCTCCCCGGGCATCGAAAGCAACCCGAGCTGGAGCGCCCTGATCGCAACGTGGCTCTCGCAGTCCGAGAGATGGTTCTCCTGATGAAGCTCAACCCATGTCCACTCTACCTTGCCAGTGCGCTTATTCTTCTGCTGGCGCTTCACGCGTGAGTTCAAGTGGCGCTGGTAGCGGTCGCTCACGTTGATTGAAGCGTGCCAGATAACGGGGTCCGCGTAGCGCAGGCTCGACACGAGATCGAGGGCTCCGTTCTTCGAGAACTTCACGAATCGCACGCGCTGGACAGTGCGGTTCTCCCATGCGGTTCCGAGGAGCGGATCGCGGAACTGGACCTGTGAGTAAATCCTGGTGGTTCTCGTTCCATTCGGCCCTGGGTGGTAGAACTCCTTCGTGTTTGATCCCCAGATGCCGCGCCATCCGTAGCTGAGTATGATTCGGCCGACAGCGTTCGGTCGGTTCGCCATATCCACGGTGACGTTCTCGTCCGCAACTCCGTATTCGATCTGGACCTTCTTGATGTCGTCCTCGGTGTCCACGCGCTCCGCAAACACCAGCCAGCTCTCGCCGTGCGGCTTCTGTGGCGTCGGGCGGGCGAACTTCCGCACCAGCACCCAGTAGTGCCCCTCCTGCGCGTCCACGGCCATAAGCGGGACGGAGTCCTCCGGGGTCGATGTAATCTCCTCCAGCGGGATTTCCTTGTGATCGTAGCCGCGTGACTCGTCCCACGGTTCCGCAAGCCACGAGTTGATGAAGTTCTGCATGTCGCGCAGCAGCCCCTTGGATGTGAGATACTGAACTGCCACGGCCGACAGCGACGTCTGCTGCGACAGGATCGAGTATAGCGAGCTGAGTTGATACCCGAACCAGCCCGGGGCGCACTGCGAGTTTGTCGGGGTCCATATCCCCTCGCTGAGCATTGCCTGCCTCTCGATGTCCTGAATCTCTCCTCCGCACTCCTGACAGCGATAGAAGGCGTTCCTCGCCACTTTCTCCATGTCCCACGCCCCATCGGTCTTCGATTCCTCCTCAGACTCTCTCCACCACCGCACCCCGCAATCGCCGTGCTCCTCCGACTTCGTTGTGAACATCAACCGGATGCGCCGTTCGCACCGCGGGCATGGGAGCATGTAGTATCGCTGGTCTGTCTTCAGGAACTCGGTCCAGATCATCCGGTTCGCCAGCGTCGGCGTGGACGATTTCACCACCAGCGGGAACGGGTAGGTCTTCGTGCGCTCCTCCGCCAGTTTGATCGCCGCTGCCTCGAACTTCGACTCGTCGCCATACTTGTCCGTCTCGTCCATCCACAGCAGCCCTACGGGTCGGCTGGAAAGGTTCGCCGGAGAGTTGGAGCCTACAAAGTTGAGCACCATCGACGAGAAGTGCTGCTCCATGAATCCGAAGAGATGCTTGTCGAACTCGCCGGATGCCGATCGAGGGACCATCGCCGCTGCCTGGGCGCACGCCCTGACGAACTTCTGCCACCGCGACTTCGAGAATGACTTCGCGAGCTCGCCATTCGGAAGCACCCACATGGCGTCCTGCGGATCCCGGGCCAGCCGATAGAGCATCCCGAGCTGCATGACCGAGGTTTTCCCGCTCTGCGTTCCGAACACCAGGACGAGGTGCTTTGAGTCCTTCTGCCCGATCCGCTCCAGCGGCTCCCTCAGATACGGAGTGAGCGTCATCGATGCCCGCCCCTGCACGGCACCAGTAGGGATGTCGCAGTTCGCCTCCACCCAGCTCACCACACTCTCGGTGGTCGGAGGCCTCAGTGCGTCCCTGAACCGCTGTTGCAGCTCCCTCAGTGCTTCAAGTCGATTACTCATACATTTTCTGCGCCTCCGTGATAATTTCCGTCGCTGCCGCCTCAAGCACATCGAACGCCCTGCGCGGGTCGGCTGGGTTACAGAGCGTGCATTTCGCCTGCGGGAGACGCTTCAGCCTGCCAATCATCAGATCCCACCCCTTCCTGAACATCTCCGTTGCTTCAGCCAGCGGGACAAGCACCCTGCGCTGCGCCTGCTCCTCGCGGTACGCCTTTTCCGCCGCGAACCGGGCCTCGATAGCCTTCGTGTGGATCGAGAGCGCTGGCGCGACCGCAGCGGGCTTTCCGGACGCCATGGCATCATCGAGCATCTTTTTCGCCTGAATCTGTGCCATGATCGCCGACTTCAGTGCCCCCTCCAGCGACATATCCGCCGCGCTCGACGCATCCTTCCTCGGTCTGCCCCTTTTCCTCTTGGGTGGCTCGATCGACGCCACAACCTCCTCCATTTGCTCTGCCGCCCGCTTCCCTCCGGCCGACTTTCTCGACCTGGCATTCGCCTCCCGCCACTCCGTAGCGGCTTCTTCTGAGTCCAACGGCATCCCCTTCGTCGTGAGCTTCCTCACATACTCCCGGGAGACGCCCCATCTGCGGGCAAGTTCAGCTTGGCGTATCATCTTCAGTAGTCAGTTCTACCCAGAGCCGCTCACGTCAACCTTAATTCCGTGAAATACCAAATAAAAACTCGAAACGCTGGTTCCCAGGACACC